TTTGATGATTACGGAGAGTTCCCTGCTCAGTCAATGCTGACAGAGAACTTCCCTAGTCTTGATCCATCAGCGTCATCTCTAAATTGGGATTACACACTCAAGACATTTAATAACCAAATCCTATATAGGAAGATGGTTAGTCTGATTAACTCAAATAGAGATTTAATTCATACAGAACCTAAGGATGCTATGAGTAAAATCATGGCAGGACTACAGGATTTAGAGATTCTTCATGATGATGACATCTCAAGCTATGGACGTAATGCAGGATCACGATTAGATGAATGGAGAAAACGACAGGAGCGCAGAAAATTAGGTGAAGGGATTATGGGAGTCCCGACTAGTTTTCCGTCTGTCAATGCAACTGGTATAGGGTGGCTACCGGGAGAACTAATCTCTGTGTATGCCCGTCCAACAGTTGGGAAGACATGGATGTGTGTCCATGCAGCAGCTACAGCAGTCGCAAAAGGTTTTAAAACCTTATTAATATCTACAGAGATGCCCACATCTCAAATTAGTTTAAGGACTGATGTAGTGTTAGCTAATATGATGGGGTTTAATTTGTCTCACAGAGCGATAAGATCGGGGGATGAGATAGATGAAGACGAATATCAACACTTTTTAGATGCCATACATGAGCAGGAACTCTTGATTTGTGACCATATCGAAGGAGCCACTAGTATCTCAATAGAGAACATAGCTGGTTTAATTCGTAAACACAAGCCAGAGTTAGTTGTTATTGACGGTATCTATCTAGTAAACACCGGAGTAGGCAATAGGAAGGCTATGTGGGAGCAATCACATTCTGTTTTTTATGGGATGAAGAACTTAGCCCAGACAACAAACACTCCTATCTTTGTGTCTACACAGGCAAATAGGGATGCAGCACATATATACACACCACCAAGACCTGATCAGGTAGCCTTTGGGGATGCTTTGATTAGGGCTTCAGATGTAGCTATGGCAATGTCTTTAGTTGAAGATGAAGATGATAAACGAATAGTACAGTTTCAAAAGTATCGAGATGGGATATTACCAATCTCTACAACCGCAATGAGTTGGGGTGTAGATACTGGTGAGATACATGAAACTGTATTAGTAGCAAATGACTTATATTAAAGGGAGGTAAAGAATGGGATTTTTTGATTGGTTTAAAGAAGAAAGTACATATGATCATTTAGAAGCTGAAGAGCAGATCATTGTGAAAAGCGGTAAAAGTAAAGGTCCAACTTCAGAGACTATTCCATTGACAGTAGGTGATATACGCCGAGGTAAGGTGACTGATTCTACTGGCTATACTAATGGTGTAGTACTATTCTTACGTAAAGGTAAGAAATAGTGGAGTGGGCTAATATCCTATTGGATATGGGGATAGACATTCCGGTTGATCGGGATGAGTTTCAAATCCTTTGTCCATTTCATGATGATGCTAGAGCATCCTGCGCCATTAATATAGAAAAGGGTGTATGGATTTGCTTTAGAGGTTGTGGACAAGGTAGCTTAAAATCATTTGTAGGACTGTATTTAAACTGTTCTCCATCTGAAGTTGAGCAATATCTTTTAAAGAATGGAATTCAGATTGAGTTATGCTCATTTGATTCTAATGAAGTAGAGGATGAGATTCTAACTGAGGTAGAAGTACCGTATCAATCGGGGTTTGTTCCCAATTGGATATTTGATAGGGGGTTCACAAAAGATGCGTTGTTAGATTGGGGATGTGGCATAGATGAATATAGAAATCTAGTCATTCCTATTCACAATTTAGATGGTGAACCTGTAGGATGGGTTACGAGACAGATAAATCGGGACCCAAAATACTTATATTCTAAAGGCTTAAAGAAGTCTAAGGTATTATTTGGTGGGCATAAAATTAAGAAGTGTAATTTCGTATGTATTACTGAAGGAACTCTTGATACAATATGGTTAAATCAAAATGGGTTTAACTCTGTAGCTTTACTAGGCGCACATATGTCTAGTATTCAAGAGGAACTTTTAGTAAATTTGCCTACAGATGAATTAGTAATATGTTTAGATAATGATGAAGCTGGAAAATTAGGGAGCGAAAAAATTAATGCTTGCATTTCAAAGAGATTTGTGATAACATACATTCAGTTGCCGAAAGAATATAAAGATGTACAAGATGTACGAAATATAGACGAATTGCAACACATAATAGACACAAGAACATTTTGGTAAAAAGGAGGATTTTATTATGGGCGGTATAAATAGAATAGCGCAAAAACAAGAACGAACACAAACAGGGGCAGGAACTGGAACTCCCGGTAGGGAAATCTGGTTTAGAGATGGGGATCAAGCATTCCTAACTCCAGTATCCACAGGAGAAGAGGGAGATGATCGGTTTGACGAAATTTACATGTATACATACAGGGTGAATGATCGTTGGACTAATAAACTATCAGATGATGATATTGATACGAGTGATGTACCTGAAAATGTCAGACCTTCACACAAGTTTGCATTTTGGGCATATGTCCATGAAATATTACACCCAGAAAGGCGTAATGAAAATTGGATGGAAATCTCAGGTCCGCAAGGACGCAAACTTTTTAAGGAAGAAGTTAATGACTTCAGGGTTATTGCTCTTACTTTTGGTAGGTCTAATTATATATGGAACCAGTTGGTAGATGTATATAATGATTGGGGAGCCTTAAATAAGGGTGTAGTTAGAATTAAACGTACTGGTACTGGTATGTATGATACTTCATATACTTTAACGGCTACAGCCCGTGAGTCAGACGTTCCTGAAGACAAGTTGGGGGAGATTGACGAATTGCCAACTATTAAAGGTTACTTCAAGGAGCGATATGGAGGCGACACCCAGAATACTAATGGGACGGAGGTGGTTAGCTTAACAGCAACTAGCGACAAAGAGAATTTGTTTAGCTAACATTAGTACGCTCAGACAAGATACCGGGAAGGTTTAGAGAGATTTTACCTCCGGTGGCAAGGCTTGCTGACAGGCTATACCTGAAAGCCGAAAGGAGAAAACATGATAGTAGATAACACAACAGATTTTGCAGATGTATTAGCGCAACTACGTTATTCAGATACGTGGATAGTAGACGTTGAGACAAATGGATTAGATTATTTTGGTATGAATCAAATATGTGGCATTGGAGTCGCAATAGAAGACTACGCATATTATTTTCCTGTTAGACATCAACAGGGAACAAATCTACCCCCTGCGGCGTTAGAAGAATTAATGACGGCAATGAATTTACGAAAGACTTTAATAGGCTTTAACGTTAAGTTTGATTTGCATTTCTTAGCGCAGGAGGGTTTAGACGTTACTAACATTGATTTAATTGACGTATTAGTTATGGTACGTCTAACAGAACCCGCATCAGTAAAAGATTTAGGGTTGACACATACAATTAAACGAGCCTATGGTGATACAGCGGCTGAGTATGACATAACAACTAAAAAAGAATTACGTAAAAACAAATGGCATAAAGACTTTTCGTTAGCACCACCGAGTGTATTAGGTCCTTATTGTGTTAAAGACGTAGAATGGACGAGACGTTTATATGCGGATCGTATGAAACAGATTACTGAATCTAATCAAAAAGAAATCTTTGGNATGGAAAAGAAATTAACTAAGGTACTTTTTGAAATGGAAGGACGAGGCGTGGCGATAGATAATAATTACGCTTCTGAATCTATGGATAAGATAGAACAACGTAAACAGGAAATTGAGAAACAGATTTTTGCTAGTGTAGGTGAATTTAATATTAATAGTACAGCACAGCTTTGTGATGTATTTAATGATCAAGGGATATACTCACCAGTTATGACTCCAAAAGGAAAGCAGTCGTGGGGTGAGGCAGCATTGATTCAGATCAATCACCCATTAGCAGGATTAGTTAGACAGTATAGGACTCTAGAGAAATTAAGGTCTACTTATATAGAACCATATCTAGAAACACCTATTATGCGAACATCGTTTTGTAATTGGGGTACGTTAACTGGTAGGCTTTCATCACGAGAACCTAACCTACAGAATATACCAAGAAATTATTTTAGATTGTCTAATGAAGAATTGTCAAACGATAAATTACAAGCTGTCCGAACTAAGGTAGCAGCTTTAGTCGCATCGAAAGGTGGCACTATAGAAACTGAATTATCAGATGCTACTATTCAAACGTGGGGATATCTAGGAGATGAGTATTATGATGAAGAGGATACAACACAAATAGCAATACGCCGTTTGTTTATACCACGTCCTAATACAACATTGGTTGGTTTTGACTATTCTCAAATGGAAGTTAGAGTTTTTCTTAGCTACTTGCAGAATGCTGAGATCGATCAATTATTAGAACAGTCTAATGTAGACTTTCATGGGGAGGCTGCGAAGTTAGCTTTTGGAGTAGACGAAGAAAGTTCGGATTTCAAGTTCTATCGCCAGATGGCGAAGGCTATTACGTTTGGAACTATTTATGGTATTGGACGTAACAAACTTTCAGTTCAGTTGGGAACAACCCCAATAGAAGCTGGACGTTATAAGAAACAATATTTTGATGGACTAAAAGGTTCACGAGAGTTTTTCAATTCCGTTGTAAAAATGGTTGAGATGCGTGGGTGGATCAAGAATAGATATGGTAGACTATATCGCATTAATCCTGAGTTAGGATATAAAGGTGTTAATTACTTAGTACAAGGAACTAGTGCCGATATTCTAAGCGAGAGAATGATTGCAGTATCTGATTATCTAGCAGATAAGAAGAGTCAAATGTTATTACAAGTACATGACGAGGTCATTTGTGAAGTAGATAACTCTGAACTCGATGAAGTACCACAGACAATTAAAGGGTTACTAGAAGAAAACAGTCTAGGGATTCCTCTCTATGTAGATATGGAGGAGTGTACCCCATCTTGGGCAACCAAGAAAGACTTTGTACATGCCAAGGTCGATAAATATATAGAGACATGTGAAAATTTTATAGATTGGGAGTAATACGATGAAGAAAAAAATAGGAATTATAACGTCCATATTGGCTGGAGTAGCTGGAATAGCTGGTGGTGTCTATGCTACCTATAAACTAAATAAAAAATATAAAGATTATAAGAGTTTAAAAGGTGAAATAGACTCAATCCCTTGGGAAATAGAGGGAAGGATAGACAGAGGAACTAAAGGTTTTTAAGATGGGAACCGATGGAACCTTTGATCAGGCGTGTCGTAACATCGCTTTAGAGGTGGCTAGGACGGTCATAGAGAAGCATAAAGACTATGGACCTGATAACATACTAGTCTTTAAAGAACAGGGCTTAATTGTCCGCATGTGGGATAAGATTGGACGCTTAAAACATTTATTGTGGAAAGAGAAAGACCCCAAACATGAATCTATTGAAGATTCCTTTAAAGACTTAGCTGGTTATGCTATAATAGGCTTAATGTTACAACGAGAGTGTTTTACATATAAATTAGAAAAGGAGGATTAGTATGGCAAAAGTGAGTATGCATTTGGGATTTACCTTTCGCATAGGCGATCTAAGTACAAACCAGTATGCAAGAATAGATATGAATGTTGATCAGATTGATACAGAGGCTCCTGTAGACGCACAGTTAGCAGAAGTTAAAGATACAGCAAATCAAATATGGGAATACATTCAGAAAAATGTTGATGATAAAATTGAGGGGGTATTAGATGCAGGATCGAATTCTTAAAAATGAAATGTCCAGAGCAATAGTATTAGAGAAAGTTCTGGCGGAAAGAGAAAGACAGGATACTATGTACGGTAATCAATCAGGACATTCTGATGAATACTGGAATGTTATAGCAACAGAAGAGAATGGAGAAGTGGCACGAGCCATCTGGGAAAAGGATAATGATCATATGTATGAGGAGATTATTCAAGCTTGTGCCGTGTATTTTGCATGGGCAGAGGCTATTCATCAACGCAAGGAGGGTTAAATGAAAAATACAGCAGAAGATGTAATTAAATCGTTGTTAGATAGTAAGACAATGAATCTAAGAAGGGGGGATAGCGATGACTTTTCTTTTGGACGAATTCCTTTCAATATCCCTGTTCTGGATAATCTTACTGGTGGTGGGATTCCTAAGAAGAGAATGACAATCTTATATGGTCCTACTAATGTGGGTAAGTCATACTTGGCTTCTCAGGTTGTAGCTAACGCTCAGAAGAATGGTGGGACAACCGCATGGATNGATACAGAGTTATCTTGGGATTCTGCATGGGTAGAACGATGCGGAATAAATGCTAATGATGTGTTAGTAGCACAGCCTATTAATGGGGAAGAGGCTATGGATACAGTACGAGAGTTAATGAGGGCAGGGGTTGACGTAATAGTTTTAGACAGTATTGCAGGACTAGTTCCTACAGCAGTACATGATGAGGACTTTTCTTATAATCCGATGGCTTGGCAAGCACGATTTGTAAATAGTTCGTTACCTAGAATACTACCTAATTTAAAACATGGTTCAGCTTTAGTAGCTATTAACCAAGTTAGAAGTAGTATTGGTCCGGTAGCATTAGATAACATGCCCGGTGGATTAGCACAAGCATTCTTTGCCCATTTCTTACTCCAAGTGAGGAGGAGTGGTTGGATTAAAGAAGGGACTACTAATGTAGGTTTTGATATGGAAGTTAGATTGCGTAAAAGTAAAGTAGGTGGTGAGAACTGGAAGTCAGCTATAGTACCTTTTAGAGTAGAGGGTGGTATAGATGTAACTGAAAGTTATATACGAGACGGAATAGAGAAGAAATTAATTACACAGGCGGGTCCGTGGTATTCTTATAAAGATCAGAAGGCTATGGGACTGAATGGGGTTCGTAAACTGTTCACAGAAAATGAACTTCTCTTTCAAGAATTGCAAAATGAACTTGCGTCCTAAGGATTACACAACACAAGAAAATCTTATTGCGCAAATATTAGATGAGTTAGGGTTACGTTATGATCAACAGTATGAGACGTACCCCTATACTCTAGATTTTTATCTTCCTGAAGTTCGGATGTGTATTGAAGCAGATGGTGTCTATGGGCATTATCGTAAACGTGACGTTAAACGAGATATGGAATTAATGAAACGTCCTACAATAGATCACATTCTACATGTGGAAGGTACAATATATTTAGAAATAAAGGAGACTATATGGGTAGCATTAAACAGTTTACAATAGGGACATCGAATAAAAAGAAGTCTCGTAAAGCATCTAAACCTAGGGTAAAAAATCAAGATAGATGGTTTTTGAAGAGCCTAGAGGATGTTCTAGGGTATTCTAGACCGTGGAAAGCGGTACAGAAATTTTATCCTTCAATGCTTGGTAATCCGTGTGATAGGTATTTATACTATGCTTATCATGGAGGACTAGCAAATCAAGAAGTTAATCCTAAATTACAAAGGATATTCGATACAGGGTCATCGTTAGAACAACGAATGGAAAAGTATCTAAGAAAGGCTGGGTTATTTTTAGCAGCTGAACAAACACTTAGAATAGATACTCCACCAATCTCTGGTCGATATGATTTCTTAATTAATTATAAGGATAATGATAGGGCTATAGTTGAGTTAAAATCAATTAATGATAAAGGCTTTCAAGGTTTAATAGACAGTCCTAAACCAGAACATACAATTCAACTTCAGATATATTTAAATATTATACAGTTGAAAAATGGCGTTGTTGTATATGAAAACAAGAATGACCAAGAATTAAAAGCATTTAAAGTGCAGCAAAGTGCAGATGTATGGAATAGTATTTTAGAACGTTGCTTACGAATACAGGCAATGAGTCTATTAGATGTACCAACAATGTGTACAGGAGCATTTTATTGTGCATGTAGAGAGGTTAAACAATGAAAATAGAACAGAAACAGACGAGTTGGAGTCCGATTAAAGCATTAGCAAATGCCCAACGAAGTCTTGATGAGATAAATGTGCCACCTTTTCAAACAGATTTAAGTGAACGAGAGGACCTTGAGTTTTCTAATTTGATGAACTATGATAATAAAAAGTTAGAAGAATTTCTAATAGCTTATGGTGGCTATAAAGCATATTTAGAAGCCCACGTTGCTGATTGTGAGTCTAAAAGAAAGGCACTAGAAGCAGCGTTTGATGAAGGATATGCAACTGCAATCTTTAGAATCGCAGATGATAGAGAAGAAGCAGGACAGAAAAAATTAACAAGAGAAGAAGTACGTGGAGCAGCTATGAGTACATATGAATCACTCAAGCAACTACGTCAGGAAGTTATAGAGCAGACAGCATTACATCAGAAGATGGGAGGTTTACTGAATGCCTATAAGTCAGCCTATGATGCGGTTTCTCGTATCGTAACGTTACGTACTTATGGGGAGGTAAAGAGTGGATGAGAAATATTATTTAGGTCTGGATTGTTCTAGTAAGGCAATTCATGGCGTAATTATTGATGAGAATGAGACTATTGTTCGACAATATAAATGGGCAAGTAAGATTAAAGAATCTGATGAAAGAATGCTTGAATTTAGCAGGGAATTTTTGGCTGAACTTAGTACAATAAAATATACCCTTTTATTAAAGGATGGTATGAAAGCTGCGGTGGAGTCAGCTATCTTCATACAGAACCCAAAAGCAACTATTGCTATAGCTTCTGTAGTAGGGGTAGTTCGTTTCATTTGCGAATTGAATGAGATTGATTGTTGTTTTGTGGATAACACAAAATGGAAAAGACTAATTGTAGGCAAAGGGAATTGTTCTAAGAAAGAAATCAAAGCCTTTGCAATAGAAAAGTGGGGCGATGTATTTACAGAGCAAGATTATGCAGATGCAGCTTGCATAGCCCTATGGAAAAAACAGGAGGAGAGAAATGGTTAATAGTTATAGAGGTAATATGGATGGCGACATACGCATCCAGTTTACAGAAAAGTATGAAGAACGTTTAGAATACAAAGATAAATTACCTGAAGGCACAACAGAAGAGGATATCAAAGAGCAATTTGGTAAAGTCGTATGGTGTGAATTTTATGATTGCTTTTGGAATCAAAGGGTTAAAGATTTACAGAAAACGTGGGGGAGTATTATAGGGAACAAGAACTATGAACCCATTGGATCAAACCCAACAGACGCTGTATTTCAAGGAATGTGTACTAGACCTGACGAAATTGTTTTACGATACAGACCAGTACGAGACACATCAGGTGGTAAGGTAGATGTTCCGTATTGTTATACTGCTGCTAAAAATGGTAAGACCGGACATATGGATTTTGCTAAGATGCTACAGGGTGATGGGACACCTTTCGGTGGAAACATAGATTCTCAAGCAGGGGATCATGGTTATAGTAATGAGGCGTTTCACTAATGCCTAAGAGACTGCCTGAAGAAGTTAAAATTAAGGCGATGGAACTGTATCTAAGTGAAGACAATACAGCAGAAGAGATTGCAACAGAACTGAATGAACAATTCGATATCCCTGTCGCAGTCTCAACTGTGTATTCTTGGATTAAGTCTGAGAATTGGAAAGATGCTAAATTAGCAACTCGTGCGGATGCAATAGAGAAAGTTAAGGAAAGCGAGACTCAAAGATATACTAGATTACAAGAAGAGCATTTAGATCAGTATGAGGCGTTAAGGCATAAAGCAACGCATGAATTAAGCGGATTAAACTTTACTCGTGCCTTTGACGCTGCTAAAGCCCTTGATTTGGGTATTCAAGGGGAACGTCAAGTAATGGAAGGGTTAATCAATCTTCAGTTTGTACAGGATGTTATGTCTGTATTAATTGATGAGGTGCAAGACCCCGATATTNTAGGTAGAGTGGCCTTTAAATTAAAAACGTTAGTGCAAAGGGATTCTGATGGTTAAAGAAGTGACAACAGTAAATAAAGCATTTGAACTGCTATCGGCGGGATTAGAAGCACATAATACCACACAGGTTGGAAGTTTTTGGGAGTTCTTACGGGACATTTGGTCACAAGGATTTGACCACCCAGAGTATTTTAAAGCTTGGCATATAGGTGTAATAGCTGAAGATATGCAGCAATGCTTGGAAGAGGGCTTAAATTATGTAGCTGTACTACCACGATTTCACTTTAAGTCTACTATCTTAGGACATGCTTTTAGTGTGTGGAGATTATTAAAGGCTACACGAGATATGTCAGTCTTGTATTTATCTTATAGTGATACTATGGCTAAATATCATATTTCAGAAATTAATAAAGAGGTTTCACGTAATCCTATTTTATCTGAAATGCTAACTAATAGAACACCGAAAGCAGACTACACCTTTAGATACTATCTACAGAATAAGCCTGTTGAAATTATGCATGGAGGATTGTTTTCTTTCAAACGAGGTATGCATGTTAACGGTGCGTTAATTGCAGATGACGTTTTAAGGGACCCTGAAAACCCTTTGAATATGGGGCAGATTACAAAAGTGGAAGACCACTTTATGACGGAGAGTTTATTCATTCCGTTAAAAGGAGTTCCAATAATTGTACTAGGAACCCCCATGATGCCGGGTGACCTCTTGACAAAACTACAAAAAGATGATAGATTTAAGAGTAGAGTATTACCCGCTCTTGATCCAGTACCGGGAAGAAGAGTGTTAATGCCTGAATTGTATAATGAAGAATGGTTGTTACAACAGCAAAATGCAAGACCGAAGTCTTTCGCTTCAGAGTTCTTGCTTCAACCACACTTCAATACAGAAAGTTATTTTGAAAGGGAGGATATTACTAAATGTGAGGATGATACTTTACGGAGTTTCCCCACAACAAAAGTATATACTAAAGCTGTTGATGAACAATTATTTGCTGGTTTCGATGTTGGGAAAAAGAGACACCCATCACATCTAGTTATTTTTAGGAAGGTCGGAGATTCTATAGAACAGATACATCAATCGTGGTTAGACGGTTGGAGTTACTCAGATCAAGTAGAGTATTTAAATGAAGTAGCAGAGAATTTTGAAATTACACGAGGATACATCGACAACACTCGTGGAGAGTTAGAGGATCGTGGATTAGACCATATATGGCGAGCCATGTCCTTTACCGTGAAATCAAAAAATACTATGGCTCAAGTTTTTGAGCAATATGTACACTCTGGAAACTTAAAACTGTTAAAAGATGAACGACAGATAAACCAGATTTTGTCCGTAAACAATGAATTAAAAGCACCCGAAACACCAATGGGGCATGGAGATGCGTTCTTTTCTATAGCTATGGCTTTACAAGCTTGCTATGAACTATCTCAGGATATTTATACTACAGTAGGAGATGTATCAGATTGGTTAAACGCTGTGTCGCCCGGAGAGGCGGCTCAACCGAAAGCTAGTGCTAAACTAGAATCCGAATTACGTCAAGGTAGATATGCAAACCCTGAGACTAGAGAGATAATAGANGATGCGAATTTAGAAAATGTACCTGTGTTGTCGTGGGGTAGTTCTGCACCGGAGATTGGTGAACAAGCACCGAATCCGAACTGTAAAGATACCATGTGTATGCCTACGTTTTGGGTGAAAGAAAGAAACTTATGTCTCTACTGTGAATATCGAGGATAATATATTAGGAGGAATTGAATGACAACACAGACCAAATTAGTGCCACACGCAGAAGTTGTGGCTAAGAATCGCTACTATCTAAAAAATACTCAAGGGGAGACTACAGAAAATAGCTATGATTTATTTAACAGGGTAGCAAAAGCCATTGCGAAGATTGATGATCAGTATTATACTTTACCAGTTGAACGAGATTTACTGGAACAAGATTTTATCGAGATAATGGAGAACTTGGAATTTCTTCCAAACTCTCCTACAATGATGAATGCTGGTACAGAACAGGGTACATTATCCGCATGTTTTGTATTGCCTATAGAAGATAGTATGCAAGATATTATGAAAGCTGCTTCTGATATGGCTATGGTACAAAAGTTTGGTGGAGGTACTGGATTTTCTTTATCGCATTTAAGACCTAAAGGATCACCTATTAAGACTACGCACGGTAAAGCTTGCGGTCCTATAGCGGTATTAAAAGTCTTATCTAGTGTATCTTCTATGGTTACACAGGGAGGTAAACGTGATGGAGCGAATATGGCGGTTATGTCTGTCTACCATCCTGACATACTTGAGTTCATCGATTGTAAATCAACTGAAGGTGATATACACAATTTCAATATTAGTGTTGGTGTTGACTCAAATTGGATGAAAATGGTTGAAAGTGATATGAGTTATGGATTATTTGATCCTAAGTCTGATCAGTTAGTAGGCACTTTAAAAGCTAGAGATGTATTTAATAAGATATGTCAAGGGGCGTGGAAGAATGGAGAACCCGGACTTATCTTTTTAGATAGAGTTAATAAAGATAATAAAGTTATAAATCAATACGGGAAAATGATAGCTACTAATCCTTGTGGGGAACAGCCGCTATTAGCGAATGAATCGTGTAATCTAGGATCAATCAATATTGCTAAGTTCGTAGAACCTGATACTGAACACTTTGATGCTTGGGATGATAGAATTAATTGGAAGCGGTTAGGTAAAGTTACTAGGTTAGCAACTCATTTTTTAGATAATGTAATTGATGCAAATTATTATGCTACACCTGAGATTGAAACAATGACTAAATCCACTCGTAAAATAGGTGTGGGTATTATGGGATTTGCGGACTTATTAATTCAGTTACGAATTCCTTACAACTCTAAGACTGCTGAAGATGTAGCAGCACAGATAATGACTTATATAAAAAATCTAGCAGATGAAGAGTCATTAGATTTAGCAGTAAAACGAGGACCGTTTCCTGCTTTTGAAAACAGTTCTTTTAATAAAATTACTGAAGTCTATAGAAACACTTGTAGAGTAACAGTTGCCCCTACAGGAACTATTTCTATGTTAGCTGACTGTTCTTCTGGTATTGAGCCTACCTTTGCATTAGCATGGAGAAAGCAGAACATATTAAAAGAAGAAACTGGTAAAGCCCAGACTTTAACATATGTCAATAAATATTTTGAACAAGAGGCAAAAGAACGTGGATTTTATTCGGAAGACCTTATGGAATATTTGGCTGAAGGTAATAGTTTGCAGGATAGGACCGATGTTCCTAATGACATAAAGGAAATTTATATTACATCTCCAGAATTAACTCCTAAAGAGCATGTAAAAATGCAAGCAGTTTTTCAAGAGCATGTAGATTCTGGGATATCTAAAACTATTAATATGTCTAATGAAGTTTCTATTGAAGATATTATGGATACATATTTAATGGCGTGGAAAGAGAACTGTAAAGGAATTACTGTTTATAGAGCAGGAAGTAGAGAGAACGAAGTGTTAGTTAAAGGTACAGATGTTGGTCAGGACACGTTTGATTGTTGTGAAAAACCCAATATTATTTTTGAAAGCGGTTGTCACAAGTGTTTGAATTGCGATTGGAGTGTTTGTTTAGTAGCATAATTGAAGTTTTGTAGTATAATATAGTAGGGAATTTAGCGTTCCTAGCATTGAAAGTGAGGTGATATCATGATAAAACGACTATTGAAAAAGGTATTTTCTATGCCTTCTATTCAATTACCGACAATTAAGATGCCCACAAGGGCTTTAGCTGAGAAGAGTTTATCATTTTTGAGTATAGTTCCTTTCAATAGAATAGGAAATGCGGTAAAATATATATTTATTGCTGCATTAATTAGCACGGGTATAGCTGGTTTAACTGCTGCATATGTACAAACAGTTCAACTTGTTGATCTAATTTTTACATTCCAAGCGGTAAGTATGGTATTAAGTATCGAAGCAGTATTTAATGGTATAACATATCTAAAAGAAAATTTGGTTACAACCCTTGCGGTTTCTTCTGGGTTAATTGCTACAGGTATGGTATTAAATATTCGCAATGTTGCCACGTTAGTAGCTAATATAAAGGCTACACCAATGGCAATTGTACGGTCACCAATCAAAACGTATAAAAAAATAACTGTCTGGAGAAACTGGCTGCTGGTTAAGATTGAATATCTAAATTCAGAGAGTGCTAAATGGAAGACAGCCTTTAAAATCATAATGTCTCCTTATTCCTTCTTGAGAATGATGGGGCTAAGTCCACAAATGGCTATAGGCTTGTTAGCACTTGGTGGTACGGCGGGTACTGGAGTCGTTGTGAACGAAACCGTTTTAGCGGACAGAAGCTTTACAAATGGAGATAGCGGAATATATGCTGCCCCATCTCTAAATCCTTCTCCCACATTGGAAGAAACAATGGCGTGGAGAAAAGAAAATAAAGAAGATAATACGTTAAGAATAGTCTTAGCAGACACTCCAGTAAGAGAAATTAAAATAGAGAATGTAACAGTAGGTACGGTTTATACCGGGTCTG